GGTCAAATGAACCGCAGACCCACCTGAGTGACGGTGAGAGCGGTGATCGCCCATGTCAAATACCGCACGCGCTCACACAGCAGCCATGTCGAATCTTCCAACAACTTCTCAGACTCGATCAGGAACTTCGCACGCTGAGCGATCAGTTCATTGATTCCATCCAACTTCATACCAGCTCTCTCCTAATCAGTGCTTTGTTTTGATCAATTCGAGAAGGCTTTCCACAAACACGCGGTCGATGCTTCCCACCGCCCGAGCATGTTCATAGCTCAGTGACGTCAGGTTTGCAACAACGTCGGGATCCAGCGTGAGATGCGCGTCACGCACGCATTGCGACACCATCCGCACGCACTCGCGCAAGAACGTATCGTCAATTTGCAGCGGCGCATCCTTGTGCGGTTCGTCCATCCAACCGGCGGACAATTTCAAACACGCCTCGATGTCGCGCGCGACCTTCTCCGAGATCCGCCGCCTGGGATTGGGCCCCGCGAGCTGCACCACGAACGAGGCATTCGCGTGGCCGAGTTTGCGCGCGAGGTTGCCCGGCCCGTCCCACTGGCGGATCAGGTGGCGCAGGTTCTCGAGGCGGACGGCATAGACAGGGTTTGTGCTCATGGACGTGAAACTATCCCATTCAAGCAATTGATGCAATCCGTGTACTGTTTGCTACACTACGTCCAAACAGCAATCAGGATGCGCACGTATGAGGTCCCCCTTACACATCTGGATGAGTTTGGCCTCGGCCGACGAGCAGGCGGCCTTGGCCGAGCGGGTGGGCACCTCGCGGGCGACGTTGTACCAGTACGCGTCCGGTCACCGCCAGTGCTCGGCGGACCGGGCTGGCGAGATCGAGCGCGTCACGGCCGAGATGGCACGGAGCTCCAAGGGCCGGCTGCCCAGGCTCTACCGCACCGATCTCTCGGATGCCTGCGCCAACTGCGACTACGCGCGCAAAGCGCTCGGTGCGCGTGCCGAGGTGGTGGTGCTGGAGGCGCGCGCGTGACATGTCCGCCTACTACAACGAGATCGACCCCTACGCTGCCGCCTGGCTTCGACGACTCATCGCAGCCGGACACATCGCCGACGGCATCGTCGACGAGCGCAGCATCGAAGACATCCACCCCGCCGAGCTCCGAGAGTTCACCCAGTGTCACTTCTTCGCTGGCATCGGTGTTTGGTCCCGAGCTCTCCGCTTGGCTCACTGGCCTGACGAGAGAAGAGTGTGGACAGGTAGCTGCCCTTGTCAGCCTTTCTCCGCGGCAGGCAAAGGGGCTGGGTTTGCTGACGAGCGGCACCTCTGGCCCGCGTTCAACCACCTCATCGCAGAGTGCCGCCCTCCAGTCGTGTTTGGCGAGCAAGTTGCCAGCAAGGATGGCCTCCAGTGGCTCGACCTTGTACGCACTGACCTGGAAGTATCGCAATACGCCGTTGGGGTGGCGGATCTGTGCGCTGCGGGCGTCGGCGCGCCGCACATCAGACAGCGATTGTGGTGGGTGGCCGACGCCGAATACCACGAACAACGGGAAGGGCGAAGACCCAGAAGCGAAGATTCGGCGGGGGATGAATCCCGGTCTGAATCCTGCGGACGCGGTGATGCTGGCGGGCTGGACAACAACAACAACACGGGACTGGAAGGACTCAAACGGGTCATGGCGCAGCCCCAAGTTTATCGGGACTGGGGCTCTGAATACCGTAGAAGCGTTGGTCAAAGGGCCGGACATCAGGCAACAAGGCCCAGCCCGACTCACGGCCACTGGGGAGATGCTGACTGGCTCTTCTGCCGGGATGGCAAGTGGCGGCCAGTTGAACCCGGCACATTCCCGCTGGCTCATGGGATTTCCAACCGAGTGGGACGACTGCGCGCCTACGGCAATGCGATCGTCTGCCAAGTCGCGGAAGTCTTCATCCGTGCCGTCCTCGGAGAGTGAGCAATGATGAGCAACGTCACCCGCATCACGCCGCACCTCTACGACCTGCACGCCCCGACCAGGATCCGCGATCTCCCCGCCTGGGTGATCTGGCGCTTCGAGGACGGCGGCGAGAAGCCCCGCAAAGTGCCCTACTACGCTTCCGGTGCCAAACGCTCGGGCGAGCAGGGCAGTGCGTCTGATCTGGCAGGCCTCGTCACGTTCGACGCTGCGCGCGCCGCGGCTGTCCGCCGGGGCTTCGACGGGGTGGGCTTTGCCACGCTGCCCCAGTGGGGCGTCTGCGCGGTCGATGTCGACAATTGCGTCACCGGCGGCAAGGTGCACGCCGACATCGAGCCCTTGCTGGTCGAGACCTATGCCGAGTTTTCGCCTTCCGGCAAAGGCATACGGCTTTTCTTCGAGGGCCACCTGGGCAATGGCAAGGCGCGCAGCGCGCCGGGCACCTACGGGCTCGAGTTCTTCAGCACCGCGGGCTACGTGACCTTCACCGGCAACGCGGTGCCAGGGTGCTCGGTGCTGGGGCTCGAGGACACGATCTCCCCGTTGCCCTCGGCGCTGCGCGCCCTGCACGCGGCCCGCATCGGCGTGGTGTCCACCGAGCGCGAGGCGACCTCACCCGTCGGGCTTTCTGAAGACACGATCCAGCGCGCGCTGGATGCGCTCGATCCCGGCATGGGGTACGACCAGTGGCTGCGCGTCGGGATGGCGATCCACGCCGAGACCAAGGGCAAGGGCTTTGAGCTTTGGGAGCGCTGGAGCGCGCGCTCGCCGAAGTGGTCGGGCCGTGCCTATGACCTCGAGCGCTGGCGGAGCTTCGGGAAGCGCTCAGGCGGCGCCAGCGTCACCGGCGCTTCACTGATCGCGATGGCGAACGAGAGGGGGGCCGGCATCAGCCTCTCAGGGCCTGCCAGTCCCGAGGAGTTTGACGCACTGGTGGAGGACGCCGTCGAGCAGACCGCGGAGCAGAAGCCGCTGCGGTTCCCCGTGCTGCCCGCGCACACCTTCAGCACGGGCGCCCAACCCGCGTGGATCATCAAGGACGTGCTGCCCCAGGCGGAGCTCGTGGTGCTCTACGGCGCAAGCGGTGCGGGCAAATCCTTCCTGGCGCTCGATCTCGCAGGCGCCGTGGCCCAGGGGCTGCCGTGGCGCGGGAAGCGCACGAAGCGGGGCAGGGTGGTCTACATCGCCGCCGAGGGTGCAGGGGGCTTCAGGAAGCGCCTGCGGGCGCTCTCCGAGGCGCGAGGGGTGGATCTTGCCACCCTTGATCTCGGCGTGATCCATGCCGCGCCCAATTTTCTCGACAAGTCCGATGCCGCCGAGGTCGCCGCGGCGATCACGGTGTCAGGGGGCGCTGCGCTGATCATCGTCGACACCTTCGCGCAGGTCACCGCGGGCGCGAACGAGAACGCGGGTGAAGACATGGGCAAGGCCTTAGGCCATTGCAAAGCGCTCCACCGCCACACGGGCGCGTGCGTGATGCTGGTGCACCACGCGGGCAAGGACAGCAGCAAGGGCGCCAGGGGATGGTCAGGGATCCGCGCCGCGTGCGATGCCGAGCTCGAGGTCGTGCGCGAGGAGGCCGGGCGCCTGTTGCGTCTCACCAAGCAAAAGGACGGCGAGGATTCGCTCGTCTGGGGCTTCGATCTGGAGGTCGTGGAGCTCGGTGTGGATGAGGATCTGGACCCCATCACCAGTTGCGTGGTGGTCGAGACCGCGGTGCCCACGCCGGCCCCGAAAGCGCCCAAGTTGGGCACCGTTGAGCGCATCGCACTAGACGTTGCCGAGCAGTTGGCAGGGGGCATGGCGAGCGTGGAGGCGGTGATCAGCGGGGTGGTGGAGCGCTTGCCGGTGGTGCCAGGGGAGCGCGATCGGCGCCGCGAGAAAGCCAAACGTGCGGTAAATCACCTGTTGGAGTCTGCGATTCATTGCAGCTTGGACGATTTGGGCTTCATCACGGTGAGTGCCTGACGTGCAAAACATTGCATCCACACGCCACACGAACCCACACGTGGCCACGTGTGGCGGTGTGGCGAAGATGCCTGGAATGCCACTTAGCCACACCACCCCCTTTAGGGGGTGTGGCTGTGTGGCATGGCATCGGGGTGGAGTGGGTGGGACTGGGGAAATGGGGTACTGGCACGGGGGCACCGCAGTTCTGCGCTCTGTGCAAAAAATCGCACGATGGCCACGGGGAGGGTTGGATGCGTGATACGTGCAAAAAACATCAAGGTGAACGAACAGGGCAGACGCATCGGCGAGTCGCATCAGAACACCACGCTCACCGATCACGATGTCGAGCTGATCTGCGCACTGCGCGATGAGGGGCTCACGCTCTCCAAGATCGCGGAGAAGTTCGAGGTGAGCAAGGAATGCGTCTGGAAGATCGTGCACGGCCACCGACGCGGGCAGTGGGATGCGCGGCTGATCCGCGTGTCCGTGACGATGGACCGGGGGAAATAGGATTTGAGTCATGGCAAAAGTTGGTCGACCTGAATCATACCGCCCCGAGTTCTGCGAGCTCGCGATTGAGCTTGGCAAACTGGGCAAGTCCTATGCGCAGATCGGTGCAGCGGTCGGCGTGGCGCGCATCACGCTCTACGAGTGGATGGATCGTCACCCCGAATTTGCTGACGCGATGAAGCGCGCACGGGACTTGGCGCTGGCGTGGTGGGAGGATCAGGCGGCAGCGGGCATCTGGGAGGACCGCGAGGGCGCGAGGCTCAATGCGCAGGTCTGGTCCCGCTCGATGGCAGCGCGCTTCCCTGACGACTACCGCGAGGCACGCAAGACCGAGCTCGTGGGCGCCAACGGCGGCCCCGTGCAGGCGCAGATCGTGGTGCAGACGGGCGTGCCGGATCCAGGGAGCGATCTGGTCTGAACATCGATCTGGGCTACCGGCCCCGCGCCTGGCAGCGCGAGGTCCACCAGCAGCGCCGGCGCTTCACGGTGCTCGCGTTGCACAGGAGAGCCGGCAAGACCGAGTTGGCACTGCGCCAGTTGCTGGACAGCGCATTGCGCTTTGACAAGCCCCTTGGCCTGTTCCTGTACGTCGCCCCCTTCCTGCGCCAGGCGCGCGCGATCGCCTGGTCGCGGCTCCGGCAGATTGTCTCCCCCCTGGTCGAGCACGGGCTCTGCACCGTGAACGAGTCCGAGCTCTCGATCAAACTGCACAACGGCGCCACGATCCGCGTGTACGGTGCGGACAACCCCGATGCGATGCGCGGACTGCGCGTGGACGGGTTGGTGATCGACGAGGTCGCGGACGTGAAGCCCGAGGCCTGGCTCGAGGTACTGCGCCCGGCGCTGGCTGACCGCATGGGCTGGGCGATGTTCATCGGCACCCCTCACGGCGTGAATCTCTTTTCCGAGTTGTTCTTCCGCGCCCGTGAGCTAGACGACTGGCACGCCGCGCTTTACACGGTGCACGACACCGAGGCGCTCGATCCGCGCGAGGTCGCGAACTACCAGGCCTCGGTCGACGACAACACCTTCCGCCGCGAGATGCTCTGTGACTTCAGCGCCGCGGGCGAGGACCAGTTGATCAGCCTCACGCTCGTGCAGGAGGCCTGCAAGCGCCACGTGCGCCCCGACCAGTACACCTGGGCCGGTCGGGTGCTGGGCGTCGATCCTGCGCGCTTTGGCGACGACCGGAGCGTGGTGTTCCCCCGGCAGGGATTGCTTGCCGGCAAGCCGTGGGTTTACCGCGGACTGGACAACATGACGCTTGCCGATCGCGTCGCCCGGCACATCGAGGAGTGGAAGCCTGACGCGGTGTTCATCGACGCGGGCAACGGGGCGGGCGTCATCGACCGACTGCGGGCGCTGCATCACGACGTGGTCGAGGTGCACTTCTCGGGCTCCCCGCAGCATCCCCGCTTTCTGAACAAGCGCGCCGAGATCTGGTGGGAGCTCCGCGACTGGCTCGCCGCCGGCGGCGTGATCCCCGATCTGGTCGATCTCAAGCAAGACCTCGCCTCGCCCACGTACAAGTTCACGCCCGCGGACAAGATCCAGTTGGAATCGAAGGACGATCTGAAGGGCCGCGGCCTGCCCAGCCCCGACTTGGGCGACGCCCTGGCACTCACGTTCAGCTATCCGGTGCACCGTGCCGAGACCGTGCGGGCGCGCGCCGAGCGCATGGGCATCGCGGTGCGCGATGAGCTCTCCGCACTGGATCACGACCCCTACGCCCGCCTCTGAGTGTCCGTGACGCCGAGAGCGCTGCCGCACAATCGGCCGCAGACACTCGGAGACCCGTGCCGCCATGTGCATGAAATCCCCCAAGATGCCCGACCCTCCGCCGCCCCCGCAGCCGCTGAAGCCGCCGGACGTGGATCTCAAGGCTATGGGTAAGCGCAACCGCGCAGGCGGCATGACGGGCGGGAGTCTGTTGACCGGCGCGAGCGGGCTGACAGGCGGCATGCCCACCGGTCGCACCTCGCTCCTCGGTGGCTGATGGATCAACCGCTGAATCGCCGCCAGCGCATCCTCTCGCGCAAAAGCGCGCTGTGGACCGAGCGCTCGTCCTGGGTCACGCACTGGCGTGAGATCAGCGACTTCCAGCAGCCGCGCGCCGGGCGCTTCGTGGCGACCGATCGCAACCGCGGCGACAAGCGCACCAACAACATCATCGACAACACCGCCGTCTTCGGTGCGCGCACGCTCGCCGCGGGACTGATGTCGGGCGTCACCAGTCCCGCGCGCCCGTGGTTTCGCCTCGAGATCGAAGACAAGGACATGATGGAGGCCGGTGCCGTCAAGACTTGGCTGCACGATGTCTCTGCGTTGATGCGCCGCGTGTTTGCCGCGAGCAACACGTATCGCGCACTGCACCACCTCTACGAGGAGCTGGGGCTCTTCGGCACCGCCGCGAGCGTGGTGCTGCCCGACTTTGACAACGTGATCCACCATCACCCCATGACGATCGGCGAGTACGCGCTCGCGACCGATCAGCGGGGGAACGTGAATTCCTTGATTCGCGAATTCCAAATGACCGTCGGCCAGATGGTCGAGCAGTTCGGGATGGACGCCTGCAGCCAGACGGTGCGCGATCTGCACACCCGCGGCAACTACGATGCGTGGGTGGACGTGCTGCACGTGATCGAGCCCCGGCGCGATCGGGACGTGCGCAAGCTGGACGCGCGGAACATGCGCTTTGCGTCGATCTACCTCGAGCCCGGCAAGGACAACTCGGACAAGTTCCTGAGCGAGTCGGGCTTTGAGCAGTTCCCCGTGCTGGCGCCGCGCTGGAGCGTGACGGGCAATGACATCTACGGCTCGAGCCCTGGCATGGAGTGCCTGGGCGACGTGAAGCAGTTGCAGCACCAGCAACTGCGCAAGGGCCAGGCGATCGACTACCAGGTGAATCCGCCCCTGCAGGTTCCCACCCGGTTCAAAGAGGCCAACAAGGCGCGCTTGCCGGGTGGTGTTTTTTACGTGGACGCGCAGGGCCAGAACCAGGCGGTGCGCACGGCCTTCGAGGTGCAACTGAACCTCCAGCACTTGATGATGGACATCCAGGACGTGCGCGAGCGGATCCGCAGCGCGTACTACGCGGATCTCTTCCTGATGTTGGCCAACGATTCGCGCTCCGGTGTCACCGCCCGCGAAGTTGCCGAGCGCCACGAGGAGAAGCTCCTGATGCTCGGCCCCGTGCTCGAGCGCCTGCACAACGAGCTCTTGGAACCCCTGATCGACATCACCTTTGAGCGCTGCTCGCGCGCAGGGATCCTGCCGCCCGCACCGCCCGAGCTTCAGGGCATGGATCTCAAGGTCGAGTTCATCAGCGTGCTGGCACAAGCCCAGCGTGCGGTCGCCACCGGCGGCATGGACCGCCTGCTCGCCACCGTGGGGCAGTTGGCCGCGCTCTCGCCCGCGATCATCGACAAGGTGGACTTCGACCAGGTGGTCGATGACTACGCCGATGCCTACGGCGTGAACCCCAAGATCGTGGTGCCCGATGCGGATGTCGCAGCGTTGCGCGAGCAGCGCGCCGCCGCCCAGCAGGCGCAGATGTCGGCCGCCGTCGCCCCGCAGGCCGTGGCGAGCGCGAAGACCGCAAGCGAAATCAACACCGACAATCTGCGCGATGTGATGAGTCAATTCACGGGCTACAACACGCCAAGCGCGGGGTTCGTGTAACCCCGCCACAGTGAGGCCGCGATGTGCTGCGACCTGAACTCCTTGCACTGATTCCCCACTGCCAGAGCGAGCTCCAGCGCGAGCGCGTGAGGTCTATCGCCCAGCACGGCCTTGACGCCACCTCGCGCACCCTGGGCGTGGACGCCGGGAGCCTGCGCAATCTGTTGCGCAAGCTGAAGGTGCGCGCGATTGAGCCTCCCCTCACTGCGCCACCGATCGCCGCCCCCGCTGCCATCGAGATCGACGAGCCGGTGTCCGAGATCGATGTGGATGCACTGGTCGCGCGCCGGGTGCGCCAGTTCGAGCGCAAGGTGATCGCCGAGCAGTCGCGCGCACTGTTCACGGCACGGGTCAATCTGCCCGGGCCGATCGGGGTGCTGTTCTTCGGTGACCCGCACGTCGATGACGACGGCACCGATTTGGGGCTGTTGTTGAAGCACGCCGCCCTCGTGCGCGAGACCGAGGGGCTCTTCGGTGCGAACGTGGGCGACTCGACCAACAACTGGATCGGGCGCCTGGCGCGCTTGTACGCGCAGCAATCGACCACCGCGGCCGAGGCCTGGGCGCTCTGCGAGCACTTCATCCACGCCGTGCGCGATTGGTTGTTCATCCTCTCTGGCAACCACGACGCCTGGTCAGGCGCGGGCGATCCGCTCTCGTGGATCTGCCGCCAGGGCGGGAACCTCTACGAAACCAATGTCCGCATGCGGATCGACTTCCCCAACGGGGCTGAAGTGTTCGTGAACGCCCGGCACGACTTCTCGGGGCACTCGATGTGGAACCCCGCTCACGGCGTGGGTAGAGCCGTGCAGCAGGGGATGTGGGATGACCTGGCCATTGCCGGGCACCGGCACGTCTCGGGGTACATGGTGCTGAAAGCCCCCACCGATGGGCGCATCTGTCACGCAGTCCAGGTCGCGAGCTACAAGACTTACGACCGCTACGCCAAGGAAAAGGGCTTCCGCGACCAGCTCGTCTCGCCCGCGGTCGTGGTGATCATCGACCCTGATAAACCGATCGGCTCCCCCTCGCGCCTGAGCGTCTTCCACGACGTGGAGGAGGGGGTCGAGTTCCTGAAGTGGAGGCGCGCACGATGAAGATCACGCCCATCACCAAAGCCCGCCGCGCCAAAGAGGTCGAGGTGCAGAAACTGATCTGCGCCTGCGATGCGGAATCGTGGCTTTTTCGCGTGACGCAAGCGGGTGACCAGGTGTTTTGCGAGTGCGCGATATGCCTGCGCGATCACGTGTTTTCCGCTGCACAACCCCCGGCGCCCGGCGAGGAGAGCGGGGCGTGTCCGTGACGGCGCGCCTCCTGTCGTAGTCTGGTCTCGTGGCAATAAGCACTGATCCCACAGACCTGAACCGTCAAGACCGCGACGCCGACGCCGAAGAGGCCGAGGCGCGCGACACCCGACGCAAAGAACTCGAGGATCTGCGCTGGTTGCTTGGGCACCCACAGGGCCGACGCCTGGTGCTACGGATGCTGGAGGAGACCGGCGTGTTCCGGTCCTCGTTCAACCACTCAGGATCCCTGATGGCGTTCAACGAGGGCCGACGGAACATCGGACTCTGGCTCACGTCCGAGCTGATGGAGGGAAGCGCTGATGGGTATCTCAGGGTGCTGAAAGAGCACAAGGCGAAAGCATGAACGACACGGTTGCGGAACCCGGCACATCGACCCCAGACGCCGGCGCTGAAGCACAGACGATGATCTCGGAGGCCGCACCGCAGTCTCCCGCGATCGAGCAGGAAAGCGCAGCGCTCCCCGAGCACTACGCCTTCCAGGCGCCGGAAGGCATCGAGCTCGACACGGCTGCGACCGAGGAGTGGGCCGGACTGGCGAAGGAGCTCAAGCTCAGCCAGGCGGATGCGCAGAAGGCGGTCGACCTTGCCGCAGGCATGGTCAAACGTCAGCAAGACGCGCACGCCGATCTGGTCACGAGCTGGACCGAGCAGGCCAAGACGGACAAGGAGATCGGGGGCGACCGCCTCAACGAGAACCTCGCCGTGGCCAAGCGGGCCCTGGAGGCCTTCGGCACCCCTGAGCTCAGGGATGTTCTGAACATGACGGGACTGGGCAACCACCCCGAGGTGATCCGAGCGTTCTACCGCGCAGGCATGAAGATCAGTGAGGACGGGTTCATCGCGGGCGCGGCGAAAGCCGGCGCGGTGGACATGGCAAAACGAATGTTCCCAACCATGAATTGAGGCTGAAACCACATGGCAACTCTTGCAGCAAACAACCCGACGTTGATCGACGTCTCCAAGCGTCTCGACCCCGATGGGAAGATCGACACCATTGTCGAGCTCCTCGCGCAGTCGAACGAAGTGCTCACCGACATGAGCTGGGTCGAGGGCAACCTCCCGACCGGCCACAAGACCACGGTCCGCACGGGTCTGCCCACCCCGACCTGGCGCAAGCTCTACGGCGGCGTGCAGCCCACCAAGTCGACCACCGCGCAGATCACCGATTCGTGCGGCATGCTCGAAGCCTACGCGGAAGTGGACAAGGCCCTTGCCGATCTGAACGGCAACTCCGCCGCGTTCCGGCTTTCGGAGGACGCCGCGCACATCGAGGCGATGGCCCAGGAGCACGCGAGCACGCTCTTCTACGGCAACGAGGGCTCGGAGCCGGAGGCCTTCACGGGTCTCGCGCCGCGCTACAACTCGCTCTCCGCGCAGAACACGGACAACATCATCGACGCCTTCTCGGGCTCAGGTGGTGATTTGACCTCGATCTGGCTCTGCGTCTGGGGCCCCCAGACCGGCTTCGGGATCTATCCCAAGGGCTCGCAGGGCGGTCTGCAGATGTCCGACAAGGGCCAGGTGACCATCGAGAACGTCGATGGTGCAGGCGGTCGGATGGAAGGCTACCGCACCCACTACCGCTGGGACGCAGGTCTGGTCGTGCGCGACTGGCGCTACTTCGTGCGCATCGCGAACATCGACATCTCCGAGCTCGGCACGATCGCCAACACCAAGAACCTGATCAACTGGATGGTGCAGGCGACCGAGCGGGTGCCCTCCTTCGGCAAGGGCCGCGCCGCGTTCTACATGAACCGCACGCTGCGCGAGAAGCTGCGCTTGGGGATCCTCGAGCGCGTGAGCTCGAACCTCTCGTGGGAGACGGTCTCCGGCAAGCGCGTGATGACGTTTGACGACATCCCCGTGCGCCGCACCGACGCCCTGATCAACACCGAAACCCGCGTCCAGTAATCGCAGGACTACAGGAGATACCACCATGATTCTTGATGAGCGTACTGAGTTCTGCGATGCCACGGCACTGAACACCGGTGCTGCCGGCAGCTACCTGATCGGCGATGTCATCGATCTGGGCATAGGCCGCGATCTGGGCGGTGACATGGCCGAGTATTTGGTGATCACGGTCGACACGACCGCGACCTCCGGCGGTTCGGCCACGGGGCAGTTCAACCTGGTCACCGATGACAACGCCGGGTTGTCCTCGCCCACGGTGCTGGTGTCCTCGCGCGCATTCCCCGTCGCCAGCATGACCGCCGGGTCGGTGCTCTTTGCCATGCCGCTCCCCGTGGAAGGCGTGGCCTACGAGCGCTACATCGGCATCCAGCAGGTCACCGGCACGGCGGCATTCACGGCAGGGAAGGTGAACGCCTTCATCACGCCCGATGTCGCTCGCTGGAAGGCCTACGACAGCCCCGCACAGGCCTGATAGGTAGGTAGAGCCCATGAAGCGCGTCGTTGCCACGTCGATGGGATTCTTCGAGGGTCGGCGCATCCGGCCCGGCGAGGAGTTGCACGTGCCCGAGGGCTTCAAGGGCTCATGGGTGGCGGCAGTCGGGGATCCGGCTGCCGTCGCACCCAAACCTAAGCCCGCGCGCGAGCCCCGGACCCTCTCGGAGATCGGGCGGGCACCGGTCAAGATCGCCTCTGATCTGGCCTAAGCGTGGCCACCGTCGCGCCGGTCACGAGCTTCCCGTTCGAGACCTCGCTCGATGTGGCGGTCACGACCTGGGGCGCACTGGCACAAGACGATGACGGGGAGCCGGTAAGGCTCGCCGTGTACTCCGATCGCTCGATCCAGGTGCTCGGCACCTTCGGGGGCGCGAGTGTGACGATCGGGGGATCCAACGACGGCGTGACCTATCACGCACTCACCGACACCTCGGGCACAGCGCTCACGCTCACCACGGCCTGCCTGAAGCAGATCGTGGAGTTGCCCGTGTTTCTGAAACCGCGCGTCTTTGGCGGTAACGGCACGACAAATCTCACCGTCGTGCTGGCCGGCCGGCGATCGATCTGAGGGTGCAGAGGGATGGACACGGAGGCGATCGTTGCGGGACTGGTGATGGCGGTGCTCGTGTCCATCGTCACCGGCGCCATCGCCGGCAACGTGGCCTCCCAGAGAACCATCGCAGCACTGATCGTGCACATCGATTACCTGCGCTCGCACATCGACCGGCACGAAGAAACCATCTCACGAGCCCACCGTCGCATCGACGACCTTGAGAAGCGGGGATAAGCATGGCCACGTACAACCCTTTCCGAGACTTCAGCGAGCAACTCGCGCGCGGCGTGCACGACTGGGACGCGCACACCTTCAAGATCGCGTTGACCAACACGGCACCCGTCAACACGCAAGCGTCGCTCGACACGGGCACCAACCATCCGCCGCCTGCTGCCGCGAACGGCTACACCGCAGGCGGCACGGCCACGACGATCTCCATCGCGGAGGTCACGGGCACCACCACGGTCTCCGGCACGCAGGTGGTGTTCACCGCCACGGCAGGGGGCATCGGGCCGTTTCGCTACGCCATCCTCTACAACGACACCGCCACCTCGCCTGCCGATGCCCTGGTCGCCTGGTGGGACTACGGCACTGTGGGCGGCATCACGCTCGCCGACACCGAGACCTTCACGGTGAAGTTCAGCAACACCACGCCCGGCGCGATCTTCACACTGGCGTAATCGGGGGGTCGCATGGCTGACAACTTTCCGCAGACTGCAGGCAGCGGGCGCAACGTCGCGACCGATCAGGTCACGTACTCTGGCGACACTGCCGACGTGCAATTGGTGCGGGTGGTCAACACCACGGGCGCAGAGGGCTCGCGGGTCGTCACTGACAAGCCGGTGTTTCAGACTGAGGATACCGCGCACGCTGACGGGGATTTGGGCGTCCTCATCATGGGCGTCCGCAATCACACGACGGGCAGCACGACAGACGGTGATTACAGCGCCATTTCGGTCAGCAGCACTGGCGAAATGCAGACGCTGGCACGGCGTGATTTGCAGCGCATCGCGGTGGGCGTCACGGGCGTCACCACGGCGACCACCGCCTATGTCGCGGGCGATCAGGTCGGCACTCAGATCACGCTAGCAAACGCCGCTCGCCTGTCTGGTGGCAGCGGCACCATCGTGGGGGCAACCCTGATCGATCAGTCGGACATTATCGGCGCATATGATCTGGTCATCTTCGACTCAAGCGTAACGCTCGCAGCAGACAACGCCGCCTTCGCCATTTCCGACGCAGACTCACTGAAGATCGTTGCGCTGATTCAGCTTGCTGGCGCGTTCGACTTGACAAACAACCGCGTCGCGCAGGCGTACAACCTCGCGATCCCGTATGTGTGCAGCGGGGGTACAAGTTTGTTCGCGGCGCTAATAACCCGTGCGGGCCACACGTTCTTCACGGCAGGAGCGTTGCCCCAAGTAAACGTCTACGTCGAGCGCAACTAATGGCGTGGCGGATGGGCGGTTCGACAGGAAATCGATTTAACGTCAGCAATTCGGTCAGCATCGGGGCCACCTCCCGAACGGCGTTGATTTCTGGATGGTGGAGGCCCACAACGCTAACGGCGGGATTAGGTTACTGGTCGGTCGATACCGCCTTGTTTGCGCGCATTCACACGACAACATCGGAAATTGAGTTATCCACCAACAACGTGACAGACGGCAAATGGACAACGTCTGGCGCAAACATCGTCGCTGACCAGTGGAGATTCATGGCCTTCATGCTGTCCACGTTAAACGGCACGCCCTCGGCGGCGTGGCGGGTGTGGGTCGGCTCCGAATTGAACGCTCCAACAGAGGTCACGGTGAACCTCGGCACCGCGCCTGCGGGAAATTTTACTGGCGGGGCGGGTGTGATTTTCGGTCAGATTGGATCGGGTGGCGCGGTGTCGTTTGTCGGTGACCTGTCCGATTGTGCAGTGATCGCACAGACCGTGAACACCAGCGGGCCGCTGAGAACTGCCGCCTTCGGCGCCATCACGCAGCCCGAAGCCAATTTGGTGAAAGAGCGTGTTGTGTGGCCGCTTTGGCTCGGCAATCCGTTTCCGCCAGAAGTCTGCGCCATGCCAATTGGGGGCAACGGTATCTATGACGCATCCTATGCGCTCATGGGGCCGGGATATGCCGGAAGCGGAACTGGAGTGCCGACGCCGCACATGACAAATATCCTCAACAACTCGCCGTCGCAATTGTCAACCGGGGCAGGCGCAATCTCAAAAGGTCTTGAAGGCGGCCCGCGAGAGTTCTACGCCAACGCCGCCTCGCAGCGTGCATGGATTCGCAGATGATCCGCGCGGACGCTCTGAGCGTGGGTGACGTGATCGATTGGCGCGGTGTACCTGTCGAGGTGCTGAGCGTGGAGATCGGGCGCACGGTCGAGATTGTTGTGCATGTGGTGGCCGAATCGATGCCGCCGTTTCGGTTCACATTTCCCACGCTAACGGCAGAGGAATGGAATGCCGAGTGGACTGACGAGGACTTCGCCGCTCGGCGTGAGGCAGACCTTGCCGCCGAGCAGTTCACGCTGATCGAGACCTGACGCCATGTCGCTCCTGCTGCTGTTCAAATCCAGCGGCAGCCCTACCGCGTTCACGCTGGATGCCTCCCCTGGCAGCCTGAGTGTTTCCGGCCAGAGCGCCGCTACGCTTGCCGCCCGCAGTCTGAACGCCGCCTCTGGCAGTTTCACGATCACCGGCCAAGCCTCCACCCTGGTCACGACGCGCAGCGTCAACGCCGCAGCCGGCAGCTTCACGATCTCGGGCCAAGCCGCCACCCTCACCTACAGCGGTGCCGGCGCGCTTGCACTGGCCGCCGATGCGGGGAGCTTCTCGCTTACCGGATCGGCTGCCACGCTTCTGCGCGGCCTCTCGCTGAACGCCGCCGCCGGCACCTTCACGATCACGGGGCAGGTGGCGGCCACCACTGCAACCCGCGCCCTTTCAGCCGACGCAGGCGCACTCAGCATCACGGGGCAGGGCAGCACCCTCAGTGTCACCCGTGCGCTCAGCGCCGACGCGGGCACCTTAACGCTCACGGGCCAGGGCGCCACGCTCCTGCTCGAGCGCCGCCTGATCGCCTCTGCGGGCGCGCTCACCCTCTCAGGGCAAGCCGCCACGCTCTTCAAGACCTCCACGGTGCCCGATCCCGCCGACGTGCGCGAGGGCGTGGTCTACGGCCCGAGCGGGATCTACACCGGCACGCTCAAGGTCGGTGCCGGGCAGGTGTGGCTGCGCCGTCGCTGAGTGTCCGTGACGCACGCGATCGGCCCCTAGACTGACCGCACCGGAGGGCCTATGGCGTCCATCATCCAGATCTGCAACATGGCGCTCGCCCACATCGGTGCGGGGCCGCTCATCTCGAGCATCGACCCGCCCGACGGCAGCGTCGAGGCTGGCTACTGCGCGACGTTCTACGACGTCGCACGCACCGAGCTGCTCGAGCCGGGGAACTGGGCCTTCTCGCTGAAGCGCGCAGAGCTCGCCGAGCTCACCAACGCCAGTGCGGCCTGGACCTATGCGTACGCGCTGCCCTCTGACTGCCTGCGGGCGCTGCGGGTGCTCAGCCCCACGATCGGTGTGACGGTGTTCACGCAGGACGCATCCCCCCTGCAAGCCGATGACCGCCAGGGCGCGCAGTTCGACATCGAAGGCCAGATCCTCTACAGCAACCAGACCGAGGCAACGCTGCTCTACGCGCGCGACGTCACCGACAGCGCGCGGTTCACGGCGTCCTTCACCAGCGCGCTCTCCTACCTCCTGGCCGCCTACCTGGCAGGCCCCATCGTCAAGGGCAACGAGGGCGCGCGCCTGGGGGATTCGCTGCGCCAGCGCGCCATGAGCATCGCTGACCTGTCGATGGCGGCAGCGGCCAATGCCAGTTCAACCGAGGCCGCGATCTCCCCGACGATCCTGAGCGTGCGTGCGTGAAGACGCTGCTTCGGAGCTTCGCAGGCGGCGAGATCGCCCCCGAGCTCGCCGGGCGCATCGATCTCGGCAAGTACCAAACAGGGCTGCTGCTCTGCCGTAACTTCGTCACCCTCCCGCACGGCCCGGCTGCGCGCAGGCCAGGGTTTCGGTTCATCAACGAGGCCAAGGACTCCACGCGCAAGGTGCGCCTGGCGGCGTTCCAGTTCTCCGCTGACCAGAGCGCGGTGCTGGAGTTCGGGCACCTGTACATCCGCTTCCACATCGGCGGGGCCACACTGCTCGAACCCACCGTGGCGATCGGCTCGATCGCCGGGTCCACGGTCAACACGACCGGCGCCCACGGCTACGCGAGCGGCGACTGGGTGTTCATTGGCAATCGGTTTCTCAACGTCACCGTGGTCGATGCGGACACGTTCACCACGACCGATCTCTGGGGCAGCGCGGTCACGGCCTCGGGATCAACCGCCGCGCGCGTCTACACGCTTGCCTCGCCCTACACCGAGGACGATCTCTTCGATCTGAACCTCGCGCAGAACGCCGACGTCATCACCCTCGCGCACCCCTCCTACGCGACCCGCGAGCTCGCGCGCGTGGCGGCCACCAACTGGACGCTCAGCACGATCGACTTCGCACCCCCGACAGGTGCCCCCGCCACGGTCACCGTGACCGCCACCACCCCCGCGGGCGGGGTGACGACGGCGGCCTCCTACGTGGTGACGGCCGTGCAGGCAGACGGGGTGACCGAGTCCCTGCCGTCCTCGCCTGTCAGCGTCAACAACGACCTCACCCTGCAGGGCAACTACAACACCATCGCCTGGAGCGGCGTGGCCGGCGCCACGCGCTACAACGTCTACAAGCTCCGCGGGGGCATCTACGGCTACATCGGACAGATCATCGCCGACACCACCGGCGGATCCACGATCACCTCCATCTCGCGCAGCGCCGGCAGCGCGGTGATCAACATCACCACCGCCGCCGCCCACGGCATCACCTACGCACTGCTGAAGCGCGTGTACGTGGCCGGCACCGGTGTGCCCTCGCTCGACGGCACGTTCTATCTGACGGCCGTGCCGGCCGCGAACCAGTTGACCCTGTTCTCCTACGCCAAAACCGCGGCCTCCGCCACGCAGGGCACGGCAACCGACGTCTCAACGACCAGCGCGCTGTCCATCAAGGACGACAACGTCCTCCCCGACACGCTCTCGCCGCCGCCGGACGACATCCTCACGCTGAACAAGGAGGCCACCGACTACCCCGGCTGCGTCACCTACCACGAGCAGCGGCGATGGTTCGCGGGCACCGAGGGCAAGCCCCAGGTCGTCTTTGCCACGCGCACCGGCACCGAGAAAAACCTCACGAGCTCCATCCCCGCGCGCGATGCCGATGCGCTGGAGTTTCGGATCGCGGCCTCGCAGTACAACCGCGTGCGCCATCTGGTCGCACTCTCCGACCTGATCGCCTTCACCGCGGGCGGGGAGTTTCGGATCTACGCCGACTCCGCCCCCGCGATCACCCCGACCAGTCTCTCGATCAAGCCCCAGAGCTACTCGGGCGCCTCCGGCGTGCAGCCCGTCGTCACCGCGGCCTCCATCCTGTACGTGCAGGCGCAGGGCTCGCGGGTGCGCGAGCTCGCCTACTCCTGGGAGGCCAACAGCTACCGCACGGTGGATGTCAGCCTCATGGCGCCGCACCGCTTCAACGGCTTCGTGGTGCGCCAGTTGGCCTACACCCGCGCACCGGATCAGATGCTCTGGGCCGTGCGCGATGACGGCGTGCTGCTCGGCATGAGCTACGTGCCGGATCAGCAGGTCTTCGGGTGGCACGCGCACGACACCGACGGCACGTTTGAGTCGGTGACGGTCGTGTCCGAAGGTAACGAAGATGTGCTCTACGCCGTGGTGAAACGTAACGTGAACGGGCGCAATGTGCGCTACATCGAGCGTCTCAACACCCGTATCTACACCGACCCCGAAGATGCGTTCTTCGTGGACTCAGGTCTCACCTACGACGGGGCGGCTGCCACCACGTTCACGGGGCTCTATCACCTGGAAGGCGAGACGGTGCACATCCTCGCAGACGGCGCCGTGGCCACCGCCACCACCGTCACCGGCGGGGCCGTGACGATCGGCACCGCGGCCAGCGTGGTGCACATCGGGCTGCCCATCACCGCCGATCTGCGCACGCTCCCGATGGTGCTCGAAGGCGCGCAGGCGAACGGGGCCGGCACGGTGAAGAACGTGAGCAAGGTGCACCTGCGGGTCGCGCAGTCCTCACTGGTGCAGGCCGGCCCCACGTTCTCGCGCCTGCGCCTCTATCCCGCGCGCGAGGTCGCGAACCCCTACGGGAGCCCGCCCGCGATCGTGAACGGGGAGATCTCGCTCGCGATCGACCCCAACTGGTCCCAGGGCGGCACGGTGTGCGTGCGCCAGGCAGATCCCCTGCCGCTCACCCTGCTCTCCATGACGCTCGAGTTCCAAGCCGGTGGTTGAGATCCTGCCCGCCACGCACCAGGACGCACAGGCGCTCTACGCAAGCCTGCGTCCCAGCGATCTGCGCGAGTGCCTGGCCTACGGGCAGGCGGACGTGCTGGAGGGCATCGTGGAGAGCGTGGCCGCGTCGCAGGGGTTCTGCTTCAGCGCGCGCGAAGAGGGCGAGCTCCTGGCGGTGTTTGGTGTCGGTGAGCTCACCGAGAAGACGGGCTCGCCCTGGATGCTGGGCACCACGCTGCTCGATCGCCGCCCGCGCGTGCTGCAGAGTCTTGCCGCGCCCATCGTCAACCTGATGCTGGAGCTCTACCCGCATCTGCTGAACTTCGTGCACGTCAAGAACACCCGATCCGTGCGCTGGCTGGCGCACCTGGGTTTCACGATCCACGACCCCGAGCCCTACGGTCACGCCGGGGAGTTGTTTCACCGATTCGAGATGCACCGCCATGTGTGAACCCGTCACGCTTGCCTTGATGGCCGCAGGCACGGCCATGTCTGCCTACGGCCAGTACCAGCAGGGTCAGTCGGCGCAGGACGCTGCCAAGTACAACGCCAAGATGAGCGAGTACGCCGCGCAGGACGCGCAGCGCCGCGGCGAGGAGGAGGCTGCTGCAATCCAGCGCAAGGCCGCCTCGTTGAAATCCAGCCAGCGCGTAAGCCTTGCTTCGCGCGGTCTGGACATCGGCTACGGCACGGCCGGCGATCTGCAAGACCAGACCGATTTCTTCGGGCAGATGGACGCCAGCACCGCGCGCTACAACGCCGCCAACGCCGCCTGGAGCGCGCGGGCGCAGGGAACACTGGCGAAGGCCGAGGGACGCGCTGCCGCGTACCAGGGCGCACTGGGCGCTGCCGGCACGCTGCTCTCGGGGGCAGGGCAGGTCGCCAGCAAGTGGACGCCCAGCTCGGCGGCAGGCAGTTCCGCAGGGGCTCCCAAGAACGCCCTCGGCAAAAACTCCAACTGGTACTTGAACGGGTACGGGGGCTGATCCATGCCGCAGGTTCCGGTCTACGACGGCCCGCAGCTCGCCACGGCACCGCTGCGCACCCCGACGGCGCGCCCGCTCGATGTGTCCTCCGGCACCCGCGCGATCGGGCAGGGCCTGGCCAATCTGGGCGAGGGCATCGACCGCTATCAGGAACGCGAGGCGCAGACCGAGGCCTATGACGTTGAGAGCCGCGTCACCTCGGACTGGTTGAAGTGGGACAGCGAGGCCCGCGCCCAAGGCCGCGGAGAGAATGTCGATGCCTACCAGAAGTCCGCCACCGACTGGTGGAACACCGCCGCCGAGACCTACGGCAAGGATCTCTCGCCCCGCGCGCGTGCGCTGATCGGACGCTCGCTCCAGCAAAAGCGCGTGCAGGCCGAAGCGTCCGTGCTGGGCTTCACCTCGGCCGAGCGCGAGCGCCACGCCGACGAGGTGGCGAACGCGGACATCGCCACCACCATCCAGTTCGGGGTCACCAACGGCGACATCGCCACTACCAAGGACCAGGTGCGCGAGAAGGTCGCCGTCGTCGGTGCCCGCAAGGGCTGGACCACCGAGCAGGTGCAGGCGCGCGTGGCGGGCTACGTGTCCGATATGCACATGGCCCAGATCGACAACATCCCCTCCGCTGAAGAAGCGCTTGCGTATTTCGACAACAACGTCAATGAGATCGACGCCGGCAAGCAGGGCGCCGTGCGCAAGAGCCTGGAGCGCAGCGTCGAGATTGAGGCCAAGCAGCGCGAGGCCGATGCGGAGAAGGCGAAGCGCGAGGCCGAGGATCGCCTGGTCGATTCCGCCTGGGGCCTCTACGCAGGGGGTCAACCTGTACCACCCAGTGTGCTAGCGGCACTTCCCGGCCGTGAGGCTGCGCAGCTTGCCAATGCGATTGAAAGCCGTGCGGATCGCGAGGCCAAGGGCACCACGATCAAAACAGACGACAAGCTCTACAACCAGACCCTGCTCGACATCGCATCGGGTAAGCAGGTGGATCTGCGCCCGCTTGTGGAGTCGTTTGCGCAGGCGGACATGGACCGACTGGTCAAGCTCCAGCAGGACATGACCAAGCCTGACGCAGCCGCCCAGGTGGCGACGACCGAGCAGATGTTCTCCCTGTTCAAGGGCGACATGGACGAGTCGGACTTTCTTGATTTCAAGCGTGCCGCTTACGACGAGATCTCCCGGTTCCAGCAAGAGAAAGGCCGTGCACCGAATTACGACGAGAAGACCAAGATCATGGACGACCTGCTGATTGATAAGGTCGTCCCCGGTACGTTCTGGGATGACGAGACCCCGCGTTACCAACTTGATCGCGAGCAGCGGGTTCAGGAAATGGGCCCCTATGACCCCTTCACGGTGGGCAAGACCTATCAGGACAAAAGCGGGAACAAGGCCATTTACCGCGGCAACGGCAACTGGGAGTCGGTGAAATGAGTTTTGACCCGAGCACTGCTGAACCGCTCGCGGCCTCTCCCACCTTTGACCCCACCAGTGCCGCCCCGTCAGACGATGCACTCCTGCGCGCACAGATCCGCCGCGCCATGGGCACCGACGCGCTGCGTGCTTCGCAGGCAAGCCAGCTTGCATTTGCAACAGGGCTGCCGCCGGATGTAGCACTGCGCAACTTTGATCAGTTGAAGCGCGAGAGCTCGGTCGCGGAGACCGCGCGCGCCCTGGAAGTCGACCCCCTCATCGGGGACTACTTCCGCTACGCCCCGCTCTTTGCTGCCAAAGCGCAGAAAGACGCCTCGGCACTGGTCGACGTGCACGGCACGATCAAAGCATTCAAAGGCCCCGAGCCGACCTTTGAGAACATTGCCCGAGGCCTCGCCGCCTCCATGCCCCAGGGGCTGGAGATGGCTCGGCGCGGCATGCAGGGCCAGATGCGGGACTTCCTGCAATGGGCCGGGCTCGTGCAGCCCGATCCCGTCGAGGATGCGGATCTCGCGCGCAAGATCGCGCAATCGCAGTCCGCCTCAGACTTCACGCGGCCCAACATCGAGAGCCGCACGGGTCGTGCGATCTATGGCGGCGTGGAGAGCACGCTCCGCACCTTGCCCGGCCTTGCCGCATCGATCGCAACCCGCAGCCCCACGCCAATGCTGGCGACGATGGGTGTGCAGACCCAAGCCGAGGCCTACGGCAAATACCGCACCCGCGGGGGTGCGCCCCTTGAGAGTTTCCTCGGTGCCACGGGGGAGGGCGCGGTCGAGGTCGCGACCGAGCTCCTCCCGACCAAATTCCTGACCGACTCCCTCGGCAAGCGCGGTGTCGGCGAGTTCCTCGCAGGGCTGATCGCGCGCGAGGTGCCGACCGAGCAGGTGGCGACCTTCCTGCAGGATGCCATCGACACCGCCGTCGCCAACCCCGACAAGACGTGGCCCGAGTTCTTTGCCGAGCGACCTGGTGCCGCCTACGACACGCTGGTGTCAACGCTCACGCAGAGCCTTATCACCGGCGGCGCGGTGGCAACGCTGAACAAGATTGCTGGCACGGCTGACCAGATGGGACAGGCCGAAGCGAGTGCCCGGCAACTGCAGAACGTCTTTGCCGCGGCCTCGATGGTGCAGATGCGGGCGCACGCCCCGCAGGACTTTGCCAGCGCTATGCAAGACCTTGCGCAGCGCGAGGGCGCAACCGAATCGATCTTCATGGACGCAGAGGTACTGGCGCAGTCGGGGATCGACATCGCCCAGAGCTTTCCCTCCGCGGCTGCGCAGATGGAGGACGCGCTTGCGCTGAACACCGTGGTCGAGCTGCCCCTCGGGGAAGTGCTCGCCGCCATTCCCGGCACGCCGCTCGAGGAGCTCTTTCTCCAGAACGCCCGCACCAGCGAGAACGCCTGGAGCCTAGCGGAAGCCTCGCAGATCGCAGAACAAGGCCAGCAATTCATCGAGCAAGAGGCCGAGCGCGTCCTGCAGCAGGCACAGGACCAGAGCGCCTGGCAGTCCGAGGTCGACACCGTCCGCGACACGATCAAGGCCCAGCTCGACCAGGCGGGGCGGTTCACGTCGGACGCGAACGAGGCCTACGCGCGCCTGCAGTCGGCGTTCTTCAGCACGATGGCCTCGCGCACGGGCATGACGCCCACCCAGCTCTACGAGCAGTTCTCGCTCAAGGTCGGCGCGCAGGCGGGGCAGGGGGCGGTGCTGAACGAATCTGCACCCGAGCCGACACTTAATGATTTCATTGATTCAGGTGTGGATGGGCAAGCCCTGCATATTGCGGATGACGTGAATGCACCGGCAATTTTGCGCGATGGATTGCGCGCTGCCAGTGACGGATACGTTTACCTTTGGGCCAATGGGTTGGACGCTGACTCCGAGCGCGTGATGCGTGAGGCGCGGCAAACGCGAAACCCTGACCTTGGCTGGGACGAAGCCGGCGCAATTCCAGACGCATATTTTTCGGTCGATCTGGCTGCATTGCAGGACCGACTGGAGCCCGACCCTTACACGGATGGGGGAATGCGCGTTAAAGGGGACATTCCCCCAGAGGCACTGCGCCTATGGGATGGTCAAAGGTTTGTTCCAGCCACCGGCAACTCGGGCGCGTTTGATCCGAATGATCCGAATATCCTGAGGCAGAGTGCGGTCCAGCGCCTGCAGATGGTGGCCAAGCGTGGCGTTCGTCAAACTGCCAATCGGGTAATGATCAGCGCCGAAGAGCGCGCAGCAATTCAGTCCTCGTCGGCAGCCACTGGCGTGCCAGTGGCCGAGATCGAAGCTGCGGTGACCAAGACCAAACTGGCGCACCCGGTGGCACAAGGCTGGGAACCTCTGACCTATTCCCGCACGGTCGTCGACGACACCACTGGCGACCGCAAGATCACGCACGAGTACAAGACGATCTCCTACCAGTTCAGCACGGACGCTGACGGCAAGTCCTTGGAGCCTGGCACGGCCAACTACAAGCGCCGCGTCAACGCCGTGGCCCGCTCGATGGCAGAAGAAGTGCGCACCGTGTTCCGCCGCGCTGGCGCGGGCGATGCCAACGCACGCAACATCCTGGCGCAGGCGGGCTGGTACAAGGCCCTGCGCAAGCGCCTGCGTCAGGAGTTCGGCGGACTGGGTGATCTGTTTGCGGATCTGCTCGGCGCAACCAGTCCCAACACGCCCGTGCGTGACAACTGGTTCAATGCGGTCGACGCGCTTCGCCGCGCCAGCCGCGGAGACTTCGACAACCTGATCGTCCAGTGGGAGGCATACTTCGATCGCGTCGACGCGCTTGAGACCGACCTTCGCTCGTGGTTCAACGAGCAGATGGCGGAGGGCCTGAGCAAGAAGGCGGTCAAGGATCTCCCCGAGTACCAGGAGAAACTCAGCGCGCTGCGCGAGGCGCGCAAATTCCCCGACGCCCTGCTGCCCAAAAAGGAATCCGGTGCCAAGTACGGGTTCAACGGTCGCAACGTCGCGCGCGCGATGGTCGACCTCTGGCGCGTCGTCAAGAACTCTGACCCTGACATCGCCCGCGGTGGCACGGCACCCAAAGCGCTGAACTTCAGCGGCAACCTGATCGGGTTCCGCGAGCGGGCCACCATCGACGTGTGGGCCGCGCGCATGCTGCAGCGCCTGGCTGGACGGCGGCGTATTCCCAGCGTGGCCGAGACGGGCGTATCGGGTGAAATGCGCGAGGACGCCTCGACTACACTGCAGTTCGGAATGGGCCAAGACGTGTTCTCCGAGTCCGTCAAGCGGATTCGCGCAGACAACGAGCTGAACACCGACCCGATCCTGGCAGAGATCAACGACGACGACCTGCAGGCCGTCGTGTGGTTTATCGAGAAGGAACTCTGGACGGTCAACAACTGGACCAACGCGGCAGGCGAAGGCGGATCCTTTGAGCTTGAGGCCAATCTGACCGGCACCTCGCAGCAGGACCGGGTCAAGGAACTGCGCAGCATCATCGATGCCTCGCCGCCGACGTCCGACGTGATAGCAGCAGGGCAAGACACCAGCGCAGCGCTTAAGGCGATTGAAGACCACGAGCGTGAGCACGCAGTCGAGATTGAGGAACTGCGCAAGCTGCAGACCGGCGAGATTCCTCCGTACAAGGGATCGAAGACGCGCATGGGGGAGCTTGCCAAGATCGCACGCCCGCCGGTGGAGGCGACGCGCTTGCTTGGAAACGTGGATCGCGCCAAGGCGCGCCTAGAGGCGTTCAACGCCCGCAAGGCGGCTGCCAAGGCGGAACTGACCTCGCTTGAGCGCGAGGTTGATCGATTCGTCGGTGGTCTGTCGATCCAGATGTCGATGGACACCCAAGGCGTTGACTTTGTGCCGGCCGATGCGGACATGGCTCGGCTGGCCGACGCGATTCGCCAGGCTGTCTACGCGGCGGATGACGGCAACACGGTGCTCGGGTCGAAGGCGCTTTCCACCGAGGGGCGCTACGGCGGCGTGGAGCGATCGCTCGACCTGGAGGTCGTGGCGCGCGAGGGGTACGACGCAAACACCCTCTGGCTGGAGATGCTGCGCCAGGCGCAGGAGGCCCGGCAGGACAGCACGTTCCTCTCGAGGGTGCTGCGCGCCAACG